GTTCTTGGATTTTCATATCACTGGCATGTAAAGAACTATAACGCCAACACTCAATTCGGGTCTCCTCAAGACCCATTAGACATTTACATTAACCTTTATGATTCTTCTGGTAATGTTGTTGAGAATTATCATTATGATTATGGATATCCCATAACAGATTGGACACACTTTGCTGGAACAGAGATATTCGCTGACCCATATGCTTTATCTGACCTTAGTAATATTAAACTTACCGCAACAGGCGATGATGCTGGGTTTTGGGCAGGATGGTATGGTCCAGAATTTTGGCCATTAGAACTAAAAATTGTATATGAGGTTGATGCCTGTGCCGCCAATCCATTATCAGATCCGACTTGTGAAGGATATGCAGAGGCATATTACAATCAACAATGTTCGTATGATCCGTTATATGACCAAGGGTGTACTGGTTATGCGGAGGCATACTATACGCAACAGTGTGGCTTTGATTCCCTTTACGATACAGGGTGTCCTGGATATGAAGAAGCATACTATCAACAGCAATGTGGGTATGATGCTTTATACGATCAAGGATGCCCTGGATATGCAGAGGCATATTATGACCAGCAATGTTCATTAAATGCGTTGTATGATAATGGCTGTCCAGGGTATGCCGAAGCGTATTACGATCAACAATGTTCGTTGGATGCTTTATACGATACTGGGTGTCCAGGATATGAAGAGGCATATTACAATCAACAATGCTCGTTAGATGCTCTCTATGACAATGGTTGTCCAGGATATGCTGAAGCGTTCTTTGGACAACAATGCGAAATGAATCCTCAATACTCTCCTATTTGTGACGGATATATAATAGAGGTTCAAGTACCTGTTATTGAGTCGCAACCACAAGAAACGTTTGAAGAGCCTGTTGTCGTTGAGCAGGAAACAGTTAATGAGGTGTTCGAAGAAACTGTGGTAGAAGAAGAAATTATTGAGCAGCCTATTGAAGAAACTAAGAATGAAGAACCACAGGAGAAACAAAATGAACAAGCTGAAAACAGTAGTGAGCCAGCTGAGCAAAAGAATAGCAGAGAACGACCTGCAATTGACGCTGTCAGTATTGGGCGTGGGATTTCTGATCGGCTGGTTGGTGGGTTAGTGTCACAATCAATCTCATCTGGCGAATCATCTGCAACCGAGTCACAAGCACAGAATGATAACAATGCAGCCGCTGGTGTTGGTCCAGTTGTAGTTGTTATTATACCGCAGCAAGGTTCTGAGCAGAGTAATGAACCAACAGAGAAACAACAATCACTTGCTGAACGATTGGCTGAGCAGGTTAGAAAGAATAACTTAGAGAAGTCTGCAACGTATAAGGGTCAGACACAAATGCTTGATAGCATCAATAATGCTGTCGATTTGACACAGTATGATACAGCAATGATAGACAGAGATGAAATATATGTTCTGTCACAAATATATGGTGATCAAAAAATTATAGGTAACAACGCAGACCATTATAGAATGCGCAGACAAAATTATGGTCTAATGCAACAATTAATAAGGAGTCAATACTGATGGCAGAAGTAGAAGTTGGTGGCATTAAATTTACTGGCGGTAAAATGGCAGCAGTGCTTATGGCACTATCAACTGCAGCTGGTATCGTATGGGGAGCCGCAGAATTTTGGGGCGACTATATGGATATGAAAGAACGTATTGAAGCATACGAAGCACCAGACCTATCACATATCGAACAGGAACTAGCAGTTCAAAAGGAAACTGTTAATCGTGTAAACGCTGATGTAAATCTTTTATTAAATGATACGAGAGATGCGATGCGTCGCCTCTATGAGTTAGAAACTGAGACTCAGAGAGAACTTATAGATATTAGAAAATCAATCGGAATACAAATCGAGGAGGCTCTTAAAAATCCTCTAGCAAACTAATAGGTGTAAGATGAACAGATCAGAAATAGAAATTTCCGCAATTACTGGAACCTATAAAAATGTTCCTTTGAAATACGTCAAAGACGATATGTTTGATTCGATGCAAGATGTTGAAGACTTTATTCTAATTGTAAATCTGCACAATGCTGAAGTTCTTGATGATATGATGGACACAAAGGTTGCACAAATGATGCTTCGTAAAATAGGCATAAAAAACTTTGAATAATGTGTTTACTTTAATGCGAATCTTTAGTATAATGGGAATATTAATGTGGAGTAAATCATGATTGAAGCAGCAGCATTATTTCAAATTCTTTCAGCCTTTTCGGATGTTGATGACTTTAAAGTCAACGAATTTGAGAAATCCGAAATATCTTGTCTAGCAGAAAACATCTATTTTGAGGCAAGGAATCAGTCTTTGGCTGGTAAAATTGCTGTTGGTCTTGTCACATTAAATCGTGTAAGAGATGCACGTTTTCCCGATACAGTTTGTTCAGTCGTAAAGCAAGGTCCAACATATACCAACTGGAAAGGTAATATCATTCCTGTAAAGAATCGTTGTCAGTTTAGTTGGTATTGCGACGGACAGGCAGACACTATTCATGAAAAACATATTGAATATTACAAAGAAATACTTGACATTTCCATAGATTTATATTATAATGAGTTCTATGATATAACTGAAGGTTCAACTCATTATCATGCGGACTATGTTTCGCCTGATTGGGCATCCACTAAAACTAAGACAACTGAAATAGACGATCATATTTTTTATCGTTGGGAAGAATAATTTATGGCATTAGAAGTATTGACGACAGCAAAATTTTCTGAGATAATTGAAACAATTGTTTCTCAGAAAAAATTATCATATATGGATGCGATTGTTTGGTATTGTGAACGTGAAGAAATGGAAATCGAAACAGCCGCAAAACTTCTAAGCGCAATAATTAAAGCCAAACTGGAAACAGAGGCACAAGAATTAAACTTTTTACCAAAGACTTCAAAACTGCCCCTATGAATGGATTTGAAGCATATCAAACATATCTTGCCGTGAAGAATCATTTCTCCAGTAAGGGTTATGACTTCTTCAAATATAATGGCAAAATGAAAGTTTCTGAGACGAAGTTCCAATCACGTCGTGATAGGTTTTCGTTTGAGAAAGCAGCCAAGAGATTTAAGCGTGATGATTTTGTGAAATACTTGGTTGCGAATTTTAGCACGTCAAGTGCTGAATGGATAGGCGATCTTATGAACGGTAAGTCTGAGATTGCCTATAAAAAATGGCTGAAGAATTTAGAATCTTTGGCTTATAACTTTCGTGAAGAACTGTCTCTCCTTCACGAACGAGAGCAAAACTTTAATCAATTATTTGCTTTTGACGATGGACATCCGATTTTGTATAGGATGTATATGAGGCATGCAGTAAGTATAAATACTCTTGTCATCCTTGACGACCTTGTTGGATTTAGTAAAGCGTGGTCAAAAAAAGATGACATGATGCTGAATGATCTAATCTTTTTGCTTGACAAATATAGACCATTCATATATACTTACAATAATATTGAAAGAACGAAATACAAACAAATCGTTCTGGATATATTTTCGTCATGAGTTGGTGGACAAATAATTACACGAAACAAATATATACGGAGAATAAAATATGGCAACAGATTTTGCAGCTTTAAAGAAATCAAGAACCAATTCGCTTAGTAAATTGGTGAATGAATCTACCAAAATCTCAAACAAAACGCAGGAATCATCTGGTGGCGACGATCGTTTGTGGAAACCATCGGTCGACAAAGCTGGTAATGGTTATGCGGTAATTCGCTTCCTCCCAGAGCCAAAGGGTGAAGATCTACCATGGGTTCGTATTTTCGACCATGGATTTCAAGGTCCAGGAGGCTGGTATATTGAGAAGTCATTAACGACTCTCAATGAAAAAGATCCATGTGGAGAGTATAACTCAATCCTATGGAATAATGGAACTGAAGCAGGTAAAGAGCAGGCTCGTAAGCAGAAACGTCGTCTCTCTTATTATGCTAACATCTATGTCGTTAGCGACCCTGCCAATCCAGAAAATGAAGGCAAAGTATTCCTCTATAAGTTTGGTAAGAAAATTTTTGACAAACTTAACGAGGCAATGAATCCTGAGTTTGAAGACGAATCTCCACTAAATCCTTTTGATTTTTGGGAAGGTGCAGACTTTAAACTTAAGATTCGTAACGTTGAAGGATATCGTAACTATGATAAATCAGAGTTCGCTTCTCCTTCAGCACTCCTTGATGGTGATGATGAATCTCTTGAAAAAGTTTATGAGGGATTATATTCGCTACAAGAGTTTCTAGATCGCAAGAACTTCAAGACATACGAGGAACTGCAGACTCGTCTGAATCGTGTTCTAGGACTAGATGGCGCACCCGAAAAACCAAGGACAACAGCTGAGACCTCAGAGGTTGCGCAGGCTCCTGCTATTCCTGAAACAGCAGCGAAGCCAGCCCCTTCAGCTTCGGAAAGTTTTGATGAGGATGATGATGATTCGTTATCGTTCTTCGAGAAACTTGCTGAAGAGGACTAACAAATATATTGATCAATAGGAAGTGGGGGCGAGGCTTGTAAACCTTGCCCCCATTTTTTTACCCAAATCCAGCAGCAGTTTTATATTGAGCGCCACCTTGGCGACTAGCGCTCGCTGGCATTGATGTTGTTTTATTTACAGCGGATGTATTATTCGTTGTCGCATTAACATTGATATTACTACCACCACCAGCGGTAGCGCCAGATTGTGTATCTAAGTTAGCGAGTTTTGTGTTGTAATCTTCTTTTTGCTTATCAATTCTATTGAGATTTCTTTGTGACCTTGCAAGCTGTTCTTTGATATCCTGGGCTTTTCTCATGTCTTCAAATTCTTTTGTGCCACGCTTAAGACCAGTTGTTGTCAGTGCTCCCCCTTCAGGATCAATTCCCATATCCATAAGTTGTTTTTTAAGAGACATTTCTCTCGACAACTCGAATTGCTGTTCATTAAATAATTTATCTAATCCTTTTTGATATGTTTCTCGTTTTTGTCCAGGAGTACTGGCTTCTTCTTTTGCAGCCTGTGCAGCTTCACGCTCTGCCTTCGCCTTGGCAATAGCAGCAGCATATTCAGCTTCTTTTCTTTTCTTATTCTCAAGTTGCTCTTTTCTTCGTTCTTCAAAAGCCTTCTTTTCGGCAGCATCTTCTTCTTTTAGATCTTCTGTCTTTTCTTTAGCAGCTTCAGCACGTTTTTTATCAGTTTCTTCTTTCTTTTTATTTAACTCCTCAGCCGCCTGTTCAGCTTCTTTATTTTCGTCGTCATCACCAAAGAAAAATTTGAAAGCTGATGAATTTTTAATTGCATCTACCTTACTGGTAATAAATTCTGAAATGGCGGAAAATATATTCTTTACTGTTTCGATAGAGGAGAAGATATTGTCGATCAAACTTGAAAATATTTCTTCGAACGAGAATGAATCTAATGCCTCAGCGACACCTGATGCGCCGAAAAACTCCAAAACAGAAGATATAAGGCTCTTTAACATATCAAGTGGTTTGAATATTAATGAATTAAAGAATGCTTTGATACCTTCTTGTATTGCTCCTAAAAACCCACCTTCAGCATATCCATCTATGATACCTCTCACAGTATCAATTGCGACCATAATAATAGCGATAGGAGCAAAGATTTTACCGACCACACTAGCTATCTTTCCAAGCGTCGAACCAAATTTACCAAAATAATCTTTAAACATCCCAAAATATTTTTTAAGGTTTTCAGCTGGACCTGCAGAAATGCTTTTAATTGTTTTACCAGCATCAACAAAAACATCTATTAATGGTTTTATATAAGTTTTCAGTCTCTTAAATACATCTGCAAATAATCCAGTGTCAGCTGCCTTTACGAATTTTAATAAGGATTGGCCAAAATTTTTAACGCCGCCTTTTAACGCTTCAACAATTTCTGGTCCAGCAGCACTAGCATACACCTTCAGTATATCCAAACCATTTTTCATTCGTTTATAAGCATCTAAAAGTCTGTTTGGAGTAAACGTTTTAACAAATGTTTTAACAAATGGAGTAAACGTTTTACCAAATGCTTGAATTGCTATTAATTGCCCTTTAACAGCACCAACTAAACCACCAAGAGCAATTGCTAGAGCCGACCCAAATCCGCCCAATTCTTTTGTCATGGCAGCCATAGCAGAACTGGGTTCTTTTTTATCTTTTTTTCTAGCGTCTTCGATTTCTTTTTCTCTGGCAGCAATCAACGCTTGAGCCTGCAAGTCCAGCATTTCCTGCTGTAATCTAAATGCATTCTCAAACGTTGTATGCAAACGGTCAACTGACTTGACAACATTTAACAAGCCAGCCCTCATGCTCTTTTGTAGAGCCTGACGGTCTATGGTGACTTGTTCTTTTAATTCGTTGACTGCGTTGACTGTTGGTAAATCTGCCATTTAATTTACTCTTTTTTGCCTTTGCTGTATGCGCTTGCGCCAAAGAATGCAGCAACCAAACCAGCGATGGCTACGAAATAAGTCGGAGCGATATCGCTAATAAGTTGTGCAGCTTTGTCTAAGCCAAAGGCTGAGGTTAGGAAAATCCCAAATGGGTATAATAACATTCCGAATAAGGCAAACCAAGCCATCTTACGGATTTGATCTTCTTTCGCATCTTCATTCTGTTGCATAGCTCTTTTATGTTCAAATTCAGCGATCTCTTTCGCTCTTGACATTTCCTCATCTGTTATGATTCCATCACCATCTGTATCGAGATAAGCATAAATGGAATCTGCTTGCATTACTTTTTGTTCAGCCATCTTAGTAGTTCCTTTGTTTTGCCCTTTCGGCTTCTTCTTCTAAATGATTTTTTAACAAAGTCACATAAATTTGCCTTTCCCAAGGCATCATATTTTCTAACTCAGATAACGAATAATTATGATGTTGCATTAAAGCAAAGTTAAGCTGATACACGTTCGCTAGTGAATCGTGGCTCAGCCCGATGTAAAAAAAGCGTCTAGTCCCTCCAAGGTCATACTATCCTTTTTCTTACATTCTGGACAAGTCCATTTCACAGTATGTGTCAACTTGGGCAATTTTTGAAACCAATTCATAATTGTCTCAAGTTGTTTTTGATTCAAGTTTTCAATCCATTCTTCAATTTCATTTTGAGTGAAGTCCGAATAAACTTCATCTTTATCAAAAATATATTCAACGTTTGAAGCAACGAATTTAAATATAGAATCGGTTTTACTGAAATCAACATCAGCTGCGGCATCAATCCCAACCAGTTTCATTCTAATACCGACTTCATCAGTAATCATAATATTTCTTTCTGGCATTTCTCCATTAAAAGTAATATCATCAATATTAATAGTAACGTCAGTTGAATGATTACATTCGCTGTTACTATCACTATGTCTGATCTTCAATTCGATAACTTCTCCTACAGATCTTGCACGAAGTTGTAGAAAAAGAAACTCATAATCAAATGTTGCCAAAGACTCAATATCAAACCCTTCAGTCAAAACGCAATTAGAAATAATCTGTTTTGTAGAAAGAATCGTATCTTTCAATTCATCACTTTCAAGTGCCATCAAAAGAATCTTTTCTTCTTTTACCAGGAAAGGTCTAAATTTAATTTCTTCTCCTGTCGATGGTACAATGCATGTATATTCTGGCGTCGCTATTTGTGGTAAAGCCATTATTTAATACTCCAATCAAATTAAAAATTCTTGCGAAGAATACCAAATGGTGTTCTTACGTTCGCTTGCGCTCCGTTCTTATTTATAGTTAAATTTCCAAGTTTACTTGTGATTCTAGCTTGTAATCCATTTTTGCCAAATGACAATCCAAACCCAATACCTGCTCCCCCACCTTCTTGAAACTCTGCTCTATAGTTTCTGAATGACATGGTAACATTTAAACGAACAATATCTTCACTTTGCCATGACATTGAGATAGGAGCAATACTTATAGGATATGCGCCATTTAGTTTATGCACTGCCTGCAACTGTCCAGACATACCATATTGACGAATCTCAACGACTCCAACGTAATCGTCATAATATCCAAGATTAAACTTTTCTAGACCATTTCCTTTATAGTCATATCCTGTCCCAACAATTTGATTTTGCCATTCTTCAAAGAACTTCTTTTCGCTGAGAGATTCGCTACAAATAATTGACAGATTGACGTCACTATAGACTTGACCATAAGGAAGTTTAATAATTGGTCCATAATTTTTATGCTTATAATCAGCAGTCATTAAGTTTCTTCCAGGAATATCTGCCGCATCTATTCTAGCAGTAAGAGAGCGTGATCCTCCCCCATCTCCACCAAACAGAGCGTCTTTAACATATGATATTGCCTTGGCTTTTAATTTATTGATAAATCCGCCACCGCCAGCATCACTCTTTTTCTTGTCGGATGGTCCAGTAATAAAAACTTCAAAGTGAGATGCCTTTGCAACCCCACCTTTACCTAGTTCGCCTGAGAATTCGTTAATGTTAAATGCCATTAGATCATCTTCCTACTCTCTGCCCAAACTTTACGAGCTGTTGCTTTCTCAAACCTTTCAACTGGTAAGAATAAAGCAATGTCCCATTCGGCAGGATTAACTTCGATAAATCTGGAACGAACATTGGCGTTCAGATATCTTTTGAATGTTGGTTTAAAAATCTTATATTTGCTTGCTGAATTAAGAATATCATAAGACAATTTTAACTTTGTAGACTCGTCATATCGCTTATTATTAGACAAGTCATATAATGCGTCCATTAACTCTGCTCGTAATTTGTACGGAAGATAATGGAGATTAATTCCTGTAAATCCACCATCAACATTGGCAATCTTAAAAATAAGAGGGAATCTATCGTAATAGGGTAATGTTTTCTTATGTTTTGGATCATAGAAGAACATATACATAGAACCAATTCTAGCACGATTGGCTAATCTGCTTGTGTCTTTTCCGAGTTTGTTTGGAGTTACGCTAGTTCTTTTGGCTGCATCACGAAACCAATCACGTGATTGCTGTGTTCTAGCAGGAACTTCGCCAGCACGAACACCTCTAGCCAATAGATCGTCGAAAACTGTTGCCATTAATATTTAATTCCTAGTTCTTTTTCTGTTAGAATCATAAACTTCCATTTACGATCTGCGCAAAATTCCTCTGCCGCTTTCCATTTAGCACTATTTATACCCCATGTCTGCACTTCGTATAAATACTTCTTAGTAATTCTTTTTTGCGGTTTAGGTTCTTTTGTCTGTTTATTCGGTTTGACTTCAATCATTATAGTTTCAGTCTGATTATCTTTATTTTTAACACGAATGATAAAGTCAGGGAAGTAGCGATGCCAACGACCGTCAATAGGGGATTTGTAGGGTACAATGACCTCTTCCGAACTCCAGTATAATATACTAGGATTCAGATCAAAGTATTTCATACAGTTTGCTTCCCACAAACTCCTATAAATAATGTTAGTTGGATCGCCTTTGTATTTTTGAGGATACTTCGGGCGAAATTTACCACGATAAGCCATAAGGATATTTATATGGGTGTTAGTCTAAAAGGTATAGGCGAGAATATTAAGGGCAGAGCAATTAATGCCGCTCTTGGTGCAGTAAATAAGTCTATTTCGAATAAACTCAATTCTTTGCTTGGCGATAAACTTGGAGGGAAACAAAAAGGTTCTCCTCTTGCCAAATTATATAAAGATAAAAACTATGAAGATCTTGTATTCCCATTAGATCTAGACGACGAACATTTTATGATTATTAAAGTGATGGAACGTGTTCGTGACAATGCTTTCTCAAAAGGAACACTAAACGTTGTAAGAAACGTTGTTCTTCCTATTCCATCAAATCTGACCTCAGCATACACTCCGCAATATCAAAACGAAAATCTTGGTGCATTCGGAGCAGCAACAGCTGGCGATCTAAACTCTTCTGATGTTTCAGCTGGTCTAGCTGCAGCCGCTGATATGATACGTCAAGGTGCTGGTGGCGCTGCGGATGCAGTTAAGAATAAAGATACAGATGCTGCTCTTTCTCTGGGAGCTGCGGCTGGTCCAGCATTAGCAGCTGGGGCTGCAGCAAAGGTTGGTGGCGTTCTTGCTGGGGGTTTAGTTGCAGGCGGAACATCTGGTGGAGTTATCGCAGGTGCATCTAAAAGATTAGGTCTGGCTGTAAATCCACACCAAGCTGTTGTATTCCAAGGATTAGATTTTCGTTCGCATAGTTTCACATATAAGTTTATTGCCAAAAGTCAAAAAGAAAGCATTGCTCTTGATAAAATTGTAAATGGTTTAAAATATCATATGCTCCCATCTTATACAGCTGGCAAATTTGGATTTAAATATCCAGATGAATTTGAAATTGAATTTAGTGAATTACACAGACCATGGCTTTATGAAATAGGAACTTGTGTTCTTAAAAATCTTTCAATCAATTATAATGGTGAAGGCACACCCCTATTCTTTGAACAAACTGGAGCACCTGTATCAGTAGAATTTACCATGGAGTTTCAAGAAACAAAACTTCAAACTCGTGATAATTTCGATAAAGGCTCATTGAGGAAATAATAATGTCAAACTATTTTAGTTCATTTCCGACAACTATTCACGACCTAAAAAACGACTCACAAAAAGTCACGCTTACTAATATTTTAAAACGTTTTAAAGTCAGACCTTCATTGTCTAATATATTAAACTTGTTTTATGATTATGAAATACAGAGCGGCGATAGACCAGATATTATCGCTCACAAATACTATGGCGATTCAAACTATGCTTGGATCATTACATTGTTTAATGAAATCCACGATGTACGTTTTGATTGGCCACTCTTTGATCAAGACTTTGAAAATTACATTAGAGAAAAATATGGAAGCATTCCTGCAGCGCAAGCGCAGGTAAAAGCATATTACTGGGTTAAATCTCCTGATACTGTTTTAAATGACGGAACACGTATTTTAGCAAAAGAGTTTGTTGTTGATCAAACGACATATAATACATTACCTGAGTCAAATCGTAGAACGCAAACGATGTATGATTGGGAAGAAGAACAAAACGAATTAAAAAAGAATATTCGTATTCTTGACGAAAGATATTTCGAGCAAGTATTTGAAGAAGTTGAAGCGATTCTTGAGGAAGTATAATGCCTGAGGGTTATAGAAACGCAGGTGATGTTGAATTAAAAACTCTCACACTCGTTACAAATGCTGGATTACAAATTGATCTGCTTAAACTGTTTCGTGAGTGGAGCGTTTATCAAGACATGTTCTCGCATTATTTACAAACAGATATTTTAATATTTGACGCTGCTGGGACTCTAAACGCTATCGGCGGTATTACTGGCGGCGAATTAATTATCATATCATACAGAACAGGCGGTCCAAACGATAAGACCAAATACAAAACTCATGTGTTTGGTGTAACAGAAATATCCAATAGACAAACCGTTGACGAGAAAAACGAAATTTATATTCTTTCTGGCGTTTCGATTGAATCATATCAAACGATAGACTCTAAGGTTTCAAGAGCATATGGACATCCGCAGCCAACCCTTGTAAGTCAAATGATTGATAGTGTTACAAAAGAGTTTATGCGAAAGCCACTTGAGCCACTGTATAGCGAACTTAGTTCTACTCTTAAATATAAAATCTCTAAAACATATGATATTGAAGAAACTAAAAATCGTCAGAAATTCGTGATACCAAATATGAGAATAGACGATACAATAGACTTTCTGTGCAGAGAATCTATTTCAGATAAACCTGTTTCTAATTTTGTATTTTGGGAAGATGCTGAGAAATTTAATTTTAAAGATTTAAACACCATCGTTTCTCAAGAACCAAGATATACATTTTCTTATGCTCCATCTAATTATGATGAGGGTAATAATAATGCCAAAGAAGAATATACAGACCCATTAAAGATTATTAATTATAATGTAGAGAAAGAATCTAGTTTATTTGACAATATTATGGGTGGATTATATAAGACGAAAACGGTCTCTATTGATATTCAGAGAAAAAAGAAAACAGAGACTATTTATGATTATTCTAAAATTTATGAAAAATTTAACAAATTACAACCATATTCTGTATTCGGAACCTCAAAAGATACAGCAATTGTGGAATTAAATACGACAAGATCTGGGCACGATTCTGATATATTTTTTGCATTAGAAAATCATATACCTAATAAAACATATCAAAATAAACCTAAAAGAAGATCGTTCTTTAAGCACATATCAAATAAAGTTTTAAGTGTAAGTATTCCTGGAAACTCTGAAGTGTTGGCTGGCGATATAGTATATCTCAGCATTCCGCCAGCAACTAACATAGATGGAGTCGCAAAAAAGGAAGATAAATATCTAAGTGGAAAATACTTAGTCACAAAAGTAAGACATAAACACATTGAAGAAAACTTTACAACGTTTTTGGAATGTATTAAAGATACTGGGGTTGAAGGTAAACAACCCAGAATTCAACCAAGTCAATCTAAAGTAGTTCCAAGAGGATAATGAATGTTAAATTTTAAAGATTTCTTGACAGAGGGTGTTAATGACCCAGCGATCTTTAAAGCTGTATTCTTGGCTGGTGGTCCAGGAAGCGGTAAGTCATTTGTTGTTGGCAAAACTGCATTACCTTCTCTTGGATTTAAGGTTGTTAATTCTGACAATGCCTTCGAAACTGCTCTTAAAAAAGCTGGCTTAGAAATGGATCCAGAAACAATCTTTTCGAAACAAGGTCAATCTATTCGTGTTAGATCTAAAGAACTAACTGGTAAACAGATGAATCTTTATATTGCTGGTCGATTAGGATTAGTAATTGATGGGACAGGTAAAGACTTCGAAAAGATTTCAAGGCAAAAGAAAATGCTTGAAGATATTGGATATGAAACCACTATGATATTCGTAAATACTGACCTTGAAACTGCACTTGCGAGAAATAATAAAAGAGCAAGATCACTTCCTGATGGTGTTGTTGAAAAAATGTGGAAAGATGTTCAAAACAATCTTGGAAAGTTTCAGTCAATATTTGGTCGTGGTGGTATTACTATCGTAGACAATTCAGATTCATCTGATGTAGAAAATGCCACAATGCGAGCCTATAAAACTATTTCAAAGTGGGCGAATCGTGAACCAAGAAATCACTTAGCCAAAAAATGGATTAAACAAGAAAGGGACAAATAATGCCTTTACCAAAGAAACAAAAATTTCTACAAGAAATCGTAGAACCAGAAAAGAAAATTCCTGAGCCAGTTCAAGAGGTTGAGGAAATTGTAGAAGAAACCCCACAAGTTTTACAAGAAATCGTTTCAGATGCGGTTGTTTGTGAAGTATGTGGTGGCGGCGAATGTGTCTGTGAAGATGAGTAATGCGCAACTTTATTGGGAAGAATAACTTTGTTTGGTTCATTGGAGTTGTTGAAGACCGTAATGACCCGATACGACTCGGAAGGGTTCGTGTCAGATGTTACGGTTGGCACACCGATGATAAAGCACAGATACCGACTGAAAGTTTGCCTTGGGCGACTCCAATGCAAGACATCACTTCGGCAGCGATCAGTGGTGTCGGCAGGAGTCCGACAGGAATTGTTGAGGGAACGTGGGTTGTCGGATTCTTCCTAGACGGAGAACAGGCGCAAGAGCCAGTCATTATAGGAACGATGGCTGGCGCTCCGTCTTCATTTGGTACTCCAAATGTTGGCTTTAATGACCCAAATCCAAGAACGGACGATAGTACTAAAAGCATTTATCCAAGATACACTAACGAAAGCGATGTGAATAGTCGTGCTAGAAATTCAGAGATCTTTTCAAAAAATGTCAATTCAACTATTAAAGAACCAGCTGATCCATATGCTGCTCAATATCCATATAATCACGTTTATGAGTCAGAGAGCGGACATCTCATTGAGATAGACGATACTCCCCTCCATGAGCGTATTCATATCAAGCACAGATCGGGAACCTTTGTTGAAGTCCATGCTAATGGCGATGTTGTAACACATCATAGTAATGGATGGAGAAGTGTTACTGGAAATGATAAAGTGCACATTACAGGGGATTTAGAAGTTTATGTTGATGGCAATGTTTCTTGGGTAGTTGGCGGAAACGAAACTCGTACAATCGCTGGTTCGAAAACTGAAACAGCTAATGTAGCAAATTTAACATATCAAAGTGGATTACAAACATATGTAACAGGCGATGTGGTCGCTGATGGAATATCCCTTGTAAATCATACGCATGGGCAAAATGACGGTAATGATGCTGGTGGTGGAACAGATACTAAACCACCAACCAAGTAATTCTGTTATAAATAGTCCGTTAAAGACTACAAGTCTATTTTACTGAAATTTTAATTATTAGTCAAGGAAAAAATTATGAATAATCATGATAATTTAATAAATCTTTTTGAAACATATATTACAGAGAGCGAAAAGTTTGAAGGTGGTAATAAATCCGCTGGAACAAGAGCTAGAAAGGCTTTGGCTGAAATCTCTAAACTCTGTAAAGATCGTAGAAAAGAGATTCAAGAATCAAAAAACGCTTAATAAATAAGCATAAACAGGTATAGAAATGGCATTATCAAAAGAAGCAAGAAGAAATGTTGAGTATTATAGCGACATCGATCTTGCTTTCATACCACATCCAGTCACTGGAAAGTTATCCAGAAAGACTAATCGTAATGCTGTAAGGCAATCAGTTAAGTCGCTCGTCCTTACAAATTTTTACGAAAGACCATTTCAACCGAATATTGGGTGTAATGTTCGTGCAATGTTATTCGAACTTTTTACACCAGCTACAAAACAAAAACTTGAAAACGCTGTAAGAGAAGTCATCTATAACTATGAGCCAAGAGCAGAAGTAATTGAAGTAATCGCTGAACAAAGAGACGATTTAAATGCTTTAACACTTTCTCTCGCTTTTTATGTAATCAATGACCCTGAACCAGTAGTTCTTGATGTAATTCTAGAGAGAGTCCGCTAATGGCACAAGCTAATACTTATCTTCAAGTCACAGAATTAGATTTTGCTGATATTCGCAGTAATCTTAAAACATTCCTAAGAAGTCAAACACAGTTTAAAGATTATGACTTTGAAGGTTCTGCTATGGCAACTCTCTTGGATTTAATGGCTTATAATACTCATTATAATGCTTATTATCTTAATATGATTGGCAACGAAATGTTTTTGGACACAGCGCAACAGCGTGATAGCGTTGTATCTCGTGCCAAAGAATTAGGATATACTCCCATTTCTTCTCGTGGTGCTACAGCTAATGTTCAACTTACGTTTACTGGTGTCAATACAGACGTTCCACGTTTTACGATTCCAGAAGGTGCGACATTTACCACAACGATCGATGATATAGCATACACATATGTTACCGATCAAGCATATAGTGTTGAGAACGTAAGAGACACATATATCAAAAACATTGACATTACTGAAGGCGAGCCGCTTACGCATCGCTTTACAGTTAGTTCTAACGATCCAGTTCGCTATATCATTCCGAATGCTGGCGTTGATACAAGAAGCATTAAAGTTCGTGTACAAACATCTTCAGCGGATACATCAAATACAGTATTTACAAAAGCCACGAATGTGACTTCTGTTAAAAGCACTTCACCTGTTTTTTATCTAAATGAAACAAACGATAGAAAATATGAATTGACATTTGGTGATGGTGTTTTGGGTAAGGCGCTTGTTGATGGAAATATTGTAATCGTAGACTATCGCATTTGTAATGGAACTGTGACAAATGGCGCCAATACATTTTCTGTTGATAGTCTTGGTGTTACAGAAGCATATACTTCAGTTTCTTTGAGTTTAAATACAGCTGCTCGTGGCGGACGTGCTCAAGAAACCATTGACTCAGTTAAATTTAATGCTCCTAAAAACTTCGAAGCGCAAAATCGTTTGGTTACAAAAAACGATTATATCAATATTATTACACAAGAAAATTCTGATTTAGAATCCGTTGTTGCTTTTGGTGGCGAAGATGCTGATAGTCCAGTATTCGGTAAAGTTTATATTGCAGCTAAACCATTCGGCGAAAGATTTTTGACGATTAGTAGAAAGAATCAAATTAGAGCGTCGATTGTAGATAGAACACCTCTTTCTATTGATCCAGTTTTTGTTGATGCTGAATATCTCTTCATTGTTCCTACTGTAAATGTAAATTATGATTTGACGACAACCACGCTTACACAAAAATCATTGGAAGCATTAGTTAAAACTGCTGTTACAAATTATTCAACAGATTCTTTGGGTCGTTTTGGGAAGAAATTAAGATATTCAAGATTGCTTAGATCTTTGGATAACTTAGACCCTTCTATATTGAATAATACAGTTTCAATTAAAATGTCTAAAAGATTTTCGCCTTCGATCACAACTACTCAAAAGGTTGCATTAGAATTTAGAAATCCAATTGAAAAGGGAACACTCGATTCTACGCAATTTACATATTCTGGCTTTACTTGCTTCCTTGACGATGACAGTTTGGGGAACGTTAATATATACAGATATACGCAAGATAAAACGAAGGTGAATGTTGTTGTGAATGCGGGAACAATTAATTATGTAACAGGTAAAGTTGAGATTGAAAACTTTGCGCCAACGGCATTTACAGGAACAGAAATTAAAGTAGATGCAATCCCAGAATTGTTAGACGTTACGCCAGTTCGTCAGCAAATATTATTAATAGAATCCAATGATATTGTTGTAAATGCTATTGGCGAGAACGTATAATGTCGGAATTAAATGAAAAGGTTTCTGCGCTGATTGAAAATCAGCTACCAGAATTTTATAAAGACGAGGCTCCAAATATCGTCGCCTTCATGAAGGCATATTATGAATACATGGAGCAAACTGGTAAAGCAGAATACACACTTCGACATTTACAAGAATATAAAGACGTTGATACAACGCTTGATGAGTATCTAGAATATTTTCGCAGAACAATCCTTCCATCAATTCCCAATGAAGTTTTAGCAAATAAGAGAATACTTGCTAAAAACATTCGTGATCTTTATCAATCAAAGGGCACAATTGAATCTTACAGATTATTATTCCGTGCACTTTATAATGAAGATGTAGAAGTATTTTATCCAGCAGAACAAATTTTAAAAGCATCTTCAGGCGATTGGCGTGTAGAGCGTTATCTTGTATCTCAATACGATCCAAGAATCTATAACTTTATTGGTAAAACCATTCGTGGCATTGATTCGGGTGCAGAAGCGTTGATAGAGGATATTCAACGTAAGACCGTTCGTGGTCGTGATTTAATGCAAATATTGGTTTCCAATATTAACGCAACCTTTGCTGATGGCGAATCGGTTTATTTAAAATTTGAAGATCCAAATATAACTGGATTTACATTTCCAATCGATGCTGGCATTTCAAATATCACAATTGTATCTTCTGGTGCAGAATATCGCCCTGGAGATATAGTGGATATACTTTCTGATGTTCGTGGAGATTTAGGTAAAGCTGTTGTTGTAGAAATTGAAGATTTAAATGGTATTGTCGTCTTCACATTGGTTGATGGTGGTTCTGGGTATCAAGCATCAGTAAATGATTTCGGTTCTACTATTCAAATTGATGAAACAGATGGTCTTGTAGATGCTTCTTTTATTATTCGTCGTGACGATATTGTAGACACTTTTGCAATTACATTAAATCAAGAAATATTTACATCTAATACAATTTTTGGTCAAACTGCACCTGTGATCGCTCATTCTTCTGGCAATTTAAAGATGAATATTTTTGCCAATACAATTATTGGTGCACCACGATTTGGATTTAAAGAGCCAGCGGAAGAAATTACACGTGCGGCAGATTATCATGATAATGCCAATGCAATTATTAATATTGCTAACACGGCAGAAATTACTGTTGGTCAAAGCATCTTTGGTGTAGACTCAAGTGCTAATGGAATTATTTTAGATATCGTTGATAATACTGCTGGTGATTCTTGGTTTAGAATCGATGGATATAAAAACTTTTTTGATGGCGTAACTTTTGGCGTTTCTTCTGAAGATGTTAAAGTTGGTACACCAGCTGGTGTCACAGTCGGTTCTGTCGGCGAGTTTCAGAGTAATACAGCTGGATATCATGTTGCGACTATTGCTCCTATTTCTGGATCAGAAGTTTCTGAGGGTGATGAGATCGTCGGTGCCATCTCAAATGCATTTGGCGTCGTTAAGAAAATTGTCACTACAACCAGTTTGACATATGAACATAATCCAACTGCTAATACTGTATTATCAGGAACAATATCCTCTTCAGGAACAACAGTAACAGGGGTGGGGACTTCTTTCACATCAGACTTTGTAGTAAATGATGTTATTAAAGCAGGCGGTCAAACTGGCAGAAGAATTACACAAATAGACAGCGATACTCAATTAATTACTTCGGCGGCGTTTAGCCCAGCTTTAACAAGCGAAGCATATGGTAAAGGCGGAACATACCGTGATACACAGGTTATTCAGCTGACATCAAATAATGTCGCCAACACGAGCGATTACTTTGCAACTGGTCCAATGAAAGCCTTTATAGAGAATGAAGGTTTACGTCTAGTGGGTTCTGCTACGAATATTGGTAATAATGCTTTTGGCACATCAAATACGATTGTTGAGAATATTCACACAAAACTTATAGACAGCCTAAACTTTATCGCTGGAACTGTTGGAACAATCGGACAGCTTTCCTCTATCGTTTCTGGTGAAGGATATACTCAGGCTCCAGGAGTTCGTGTAATTGACACAAACGTTGCAGCTCTTGGTATTGGCGAAGTTTATATGGTCGTTCAATCAGATGACGTAAACTGGCAAACAGGAAACAGTAGTATCACCGCACCAGATGAAAACGATCGTATCATTCAAGCAAATACAGCTGCCTCTGGGGATGTTAAACAAGCGAGTGGGTTCATTGGTCACGCTAATGGAACATATGAAATTACACTTCGTGTTTGGCAAGACGAAAGGCAACGTTCTCCAGAAAATATTGAATATCTCTTAAGCGATGGATATGTAACGATCAACTTCTTTGATAGTGCAGCGCAAGAGACTCAGGTTGGGACAGGAACTGCCAAAATTGTTTCTATAACAGATGAAGGTATCCTTGGAAACAACTCGAACATCACAACTGCGATTGGAGCCAATGGTGCTATAACCAGTGTAAGAATGTATGATTCTGGTTTCTCATATGTTGATAATGAATTAGTAAGACTAAAAGAATCTGGAAGAGATAATTCTTCGCAGGCAACGGCAAGAATTGCTTTGGCTGGCGTTGCTAACTCGGCTGGATATTACACCACAACAAGAAGTCACGTTTCTTCTAAGCGTGGGTATATACAAGACAATAACTTCTATCAAGAATATTCTTATCAAATTAAAGTTCCAGTTTCTATTGCTCGCTATAGAGATATTGTCACTAAACTTATTCATCCTGCTGGGCAAAATCTTTTTGGATTATATCAATCACAAAGTGAAGCGAATACGACTTCTTCTATTTCTACTATTAAAAAGAAAAGAAGACCATCTGCTAATACAGCAAACATTGATTTTGCAACCAGCCGCAGAATTAAGATTAAAGATTTCAAACTTGCTAACACAGAAATGTTCAAACTTGAAACACCAGACAGAGAAATGCTTACGTTCTATGTTCGTGGTGCTGATGATGACTTCGTTTACGTTTCAAGACCTGCTATTGTAAATTCATCGGTGGTTGTTGCTAACTCTGCTACAATTTCTGTTGGAGATACTCTTACTGGGCTTTCATCAAACGCTTATGGTATTGTAACGAGCGTTACAGGCGCAACAAGTCCTGTGACATTAAATATTGAACACTTCGACGATTATTCTCAATTAATATTCGCTAACACTCATATGCTTCGTGTTGAAGGCGGATCAGTAACAGCGGCAACACGTGGCAGTGGATACGCAAATAATGAAACGCTTATCTTCAGCGATGTAGGTCAAGAAGAATCTGCAAACGGATATATTTTAACCAATGTGGCTGGCGGCATAAATCAAATCGTAATTACAAATCAAGGCAAAGGATATAAGTCTGCGCCAACTATTACTGTTGATACAGCTTCTGGTTCTGGTGCAACGATAACTCCAACAATGCGTGATGGCTTCTCAGACTTCATTGCTGTTGGTAAAACAATAAGCGATGGCGGAGCAAATACAGCGGCAATCGTTGAGATTATTTCTACTACTGATCAGAAAATCGTATTGAAAGTCGCTTCGAATGGGCAGTTCGTTTCTACCGCAAGTGCAAACTTAAATAACATTTATGTCGGAAATACGTGGGTTGGTAATACAATACAGTATACAGATATGACTGCATTTAAAGGCACAGAAACAATCGCCATCAAACAAGATGTTGTTCATCTTCAAGCTAATACGTTTGAGAAAACTAATATTTCTGTGGGCGATTTTATTTATGGCGAAGATTCAAATGTAAGAGCAGAGGTTCTTGAAAAACGTGGTAATGATATTATTATATCATATGAAGGAAGTCGTGAAACTTTAAGAACAGCAATTCGCTTTGCTACTGGAGAAATCTTGGCAAATGAAAGAATCTTTAAATATAAGAATGAAAATGACTTTAGAAAAGCTGGATATATAATATCAAATAATGATATTGTATTCTTGGGCAATGTCTATTCGACATCAACTTCTTCGAACGTTGGTACGGTTTCTACATTTACAGGATCAACAATAAGAAACGCCAATGTTTATTATTATGTCTCAGACATCGTATAAATAGAGTGATCAATCAGAGGTAAAAATGGCAACAAAATACGCAGCCAAAGAACTTAGAATTACCAACGCAAAGGCATTTATCGAAGCTCTTTCCAGAAGCGATGGAAGAAGCACGAAAAACTCAAACATTTTATATGCGGTAATTGGTAAAAATACTGAGTGGGCTAATGAGCCGACGCCATCGAATGCTGTTGAAAGTGTACAAGAAAAACACTATCAGCTTTGGAAAGACGCTATTGGCGCAAAGAAAATTACTCCAGCTGACGTTTCTCATGTAGTTCCAAGATACAACTGGACTTCCGGAACAGCATATGCTATGTATCGTGACATCGATACAGACTTATATAGCAAACAATTCTATGTTGTTACCGACGAATTTAACGTTTACAAATGCCTCTATAACAATAATGGCGGAGCTTCTACAATTAAGCCTTCTGGATTTTCTGTAACTCCATTTACCACATCTGATGGATATACATGGAAATATATGTATTCTATTAATTTAAATGATCAAGAAAAGTTTGTAACAGCTTCATATATTCCTGTAAAAACTTTTGATACTTCTGATGGTTCTGCTGAAAGTACAAGACAGGTTGCGGTTCAAGATGCTTCGGTAAATGGTTCAATTGAAATTATTGAAGTTAATAATCCTGGACAAAACTACACTTCTCTTGATAATGGGTTTGTAGAAGCTGGCTCAACAAGAACTTTAAGTCTTTCTCTTGCTGGACAAGCTCCTTCTACTGTCGACAATTTCTACAATGGTTCTTCAGTTTATATTATCTCAGGAACAGGTGCTGGTCAGCTTCGTAGAATTATAAACTATTCAGGGTCGACAAGAACACTTACTGTTAATTCGGCATTTACGACAATCGCTAATACAGACTCACGTGTTGTTATTTCTCCAACGGTAGCAATTCGTGGAGATGGCATTGGAGCATTAGCATACAGTCGTGTAAATACAAATACTGGCGCCATCTCAAATGTTACAGTAATTGATACTGGTCGTTACTATACTAGAGCAGAAGCATTTATCACAGCAAACACTTTATATGGCACAGGCGCAACTGCAAACGTAATTATTTCTCCAGCAGGCGGACATGGTAAAGATGCCATTCGTGAATTGGGCGGAGATAAAATTATTTTAAATGTTCAGATCCAAGGAACTGAAGGCGTTTCAGTTGACGGTAAAGGATACATTCCATCGAATACTGACTTCAGAACAATTTCTATTTTAAAAGATCCTGTTCTTAAAGTTAATTCAAATAATGAGATTCAAACTCAAGCCATTGCAAATACTTCTAACTCGCCAAGCACACTTCGTTTAGGGACACGCTTACTTGTTTCTTATAACGAAATGGAAAATGACGTGCCACAAAATCCATTAGAAGTTGGTGATGTTATTACCAATGAAAGAATGAGATTACGTGCAGCTCTTGGTACATTAGAATTTATCACATCATTGAGTTCCGTGACGCTTGAAAATCAAGCAATGAACAATGCAATTTATGGCGCAAACGGAACCGTGTATTTTATTAAAGAAGATGATTCTGGTTTAAGAGATTCATCGTTCTATAATGTATATCTAAATAATGTAGAAAGTTATAGCAACTATGTTCCATTTACCAAAGATGATGAATTGCTAAAACGTGGTAATGAAACAATTGTTGCAACAGTTGCTGATATTCAAGGTCCAGAAGCCAATACTTATTCTGGTGAGTTTATCTATACTGAAAATATTAGAAAAGTTACTAAAGATGTCGAACAGGTTGAAGACATCAAAATTATTTTAGACTTTTAAGGATTAAAAAATGCCGTTAGAAACAAATCTGAATCAAAGTCCATATTTTGACGACTTTAATGAAAATAAGAATTTTCATAGAGTTCTTTTTCGTCCAGGATATGCTGTTCAAGCAAGAGAGTTGACTCAGCTTCAAACGATTCTTCAAAATCAAATCGAAAGATTCGCTGATGAGGTTGTCGTTGATGGAACAGTAATTACTGGTTGTGGTCTTAATATTGATAATAAACTTAATTATGTTAAACTCAGAGATAAGGATGCGAATACTCGCTCTATTATCCTTTCTGACTTTACTACTAGCGGTGTTGTTGCTAATGCAACCGTCACTGGCTCGATAACAGGTGTAACGGCAGACCTGATCGCAGTTGCTGATGGTTCTGAAACAGCAGATCCAAACTTCTTTACCGTATTCGTTTCTTATACTAATTCAGGCACTAACGGCACAACTAAAACTTTTGCAGACAACGAATCTCTTATTTTCCGAAATAAATCGGATAATAGCTTTATTGTCGCAGCTAATACTATTGGCGGAGCATTTGGCAATTCAACTGGATACGGAACTCTAGCGACAGTTCAAGATGGCATTATCTATCATAAAGGTCATTTTGTTCGTGTTGATACTCAAAATCATGTTGTTTCCAAATATTCAACTACACCAACCGTAAAAGTTGGTTTCATCACAGCCGAATCT